TCTATCACCGTTATTTGCTTGAGTACCGGTTACATAAGAGTATGCCAGCTCACCCGTTTTGATATTAGCTGGAGCAGTGGTTGTTGAGCCCGTAGTTAATATTTTTATTCTTGTTAAATTAGCCACTAGTATGTGCCTCCAGTTATATTAGTATTGATGTTTCCAATTGTTGTTGTTGCATCCCATTTTGTTGTTGAACCATTATATATTAAAACACCACCATCGGAGAATCCCTGAGCATTCACATCTGTTAAATCTGTTAAAGCAACGTTACCTACTTTTAAAGTTTGCGCTACTATTTTATTTGGGTTTCTTTTTATTTTAGCTTTTATATTCGCCATTATGTTTGCGTAACTCCCGGTGTAATTTCTAATTGTCCTTCTAAAACTCTTGTTTTTGTACCTGACCCAGCAGTTATTTCTATATCATAAACATAACGACCGGCTTTCATTGCATTAGTTTGAACGTTTGTCAAACCAATGTTTAATACTCCTGTAGTAGCCGGATTTGCTACTGATACTGCAAAATCTACAGCAGTTGTTGATGAGTATGTTTTTCTTATTTGGCCTTTTCCTGTATGACCTGTTAAGTTTAAAGCATCTCCATCGGCATCAGTTACATCAATTGAAGCTGCGTAATCAGCTCCTTGATCGATTACTATGTTAGAGTATATTGCCATTTAATCTATACCTTCTTATTTATACTTTTTAGTTCTTCAATTTCAGCTTTTAATAATTTAATTGCTTCAATTAAATATCCTACGGTATTACCATAAGCAACACCTTTTGTTCCATCTTCTGATTCATGAATTAATTCAGGAGCTATATGTTCTAGCTCTTGAGCAATAACACCAGATGATAGTTTACCATCTTGGTCGTTACGATTAAAGGAAACTCCTCTCATATCGAATACTTTTGAACCGTCAAGAGTTTGTATATTATCTTTTAATTTTTTATCTGAGAAAGCTACTACATCAGCACTTGCTGTAAATGTTCCTGTGAAAGAACCTGTCATTGCAATTGTCGAGTTGCCAGTTCCGGAACTTACTGATATACCATTTCCTGCAAGGTTAGTTGTGACTGTATTAGTATCTGTATTAGTAACTGTATTAGTAATTACTCCTGATGAAGCATTGTATGATATTCCAGTACCAGCAGAAAAGTTAGCTCTTACTTGAGCAGCAGTTAACTGAGTATTGTCATTGTTATCTGTTGATGAAATAGTAAATGTATTACCACTTCTGCTTACAGTTGTTGCACCACCACTATTGAATCTTATTGTCTCACCAGCAGATATATTTTCATTAGCACCACCATTTGCATTAACATTAAAGTTTGTAGTGTCAGTATTTGTATTCGGTGTACTAATTGTAAAGGTTTGGCCACTCCTTGTTACTGATGTTATTCCACCACCATTAAATCTTATTGCTTCACCAGCACTTATGTTTTCGTTTGTACCACCATTTGCATTAACATTAAAGCTTGTAGTGTTAGTGTCTGTTGCAGATATTACACCACTGCTTGATATAGCTACATTTGAACCGGCCGAAAACTTGCTTCTTACTTGTGCATCGCTTAATTGTGTGTTGGCCGATGATATATCTATTGTATTACCACTTCTTGTTACTGTTGTTGCGCCACTATTTGTAAAGGTAATTGTATCACCTGAACCAATCGCTTCTGCTGCATTAGCATTTGCTCTAATACTAAATGAACCATAATTATCTGCATTAGGAGCTCCAGAGTATCCAAGAGCTGAAAGTGATATTGCAGTTTGACTAACTACTGATGTTAAATGACCTCTTGCATCTACTGTTATTCTTGGAACCACAAACTGACTTCCGTATGCAGCCGCACTTACGCCTGAGTTATCATGCTGAATTGTTAATGTATCTGCACTTACTGATGTTGTTAAATTATTACCACCCACAATAGTAAGTGTATCATTATTATTATCTGCAACAGCCGTACCTGAGGTTGAAGCTACATTTTTAAATATGTTTTGAGATGAACCTTTATCTGAGTTTGTAATTGTAATATCAATATCAGTACTATTTAAAGCACCTGCAATAGTGATACCACTTCCTTGTATAAAGTCTAAATCTCTTGTACCTGTTAAATCCGTTGGTGTTAAATGACCAGAAGCTCCACTATTTGTTTTTATTTGTGGAGTAATTAAACTGTTAACAGTATCCAATATTTGGTTACCATCAGCTTCCCATTGGTCAGTTGCAAAGTTATATACTAATGAGTGAGTACCTGTTACTCCTGCAGCGGCATTTGAATGCGGCGCAGTGGTTCCTGTAAATGCTCTTGTTTCTAAACCAAATCCACCTGTACTTGGTTCTCCACCTGCTGTTCCCATTAATACCAATGTATCCTCAACAGCAAGTGTTGAAGTGTTTAAGGTAACTGTATCACCTTGAACTAATAGGTCACCTGTAACTGTTAAATCATTTCCAATTGTTACATCGTTTGGTAAACCTACTGTTACTGTTCCAGCACTTTCCGCTACTGTTACTTCTGATGAAGTACCTTGAACAGTTAATGTTCCACCTAAGGCGACTGGACTTGTATTTGAACCATCACTAATTGTAATAGTTGAGTTTGATAATTTACTATTACCAATTGAACCTGCTAATTTAGAAGCTGCAATTGAACCTGCTAACATAGTATTTTCTACAGTTCCAGCTCCTATAGTTGTATTAAGTGTAAATTCACTTGATGTTAAGTTTGTTAAAGTGACTGTACCGGTAACATCACCAGCCAATGTAATTTGTGGGTCTGCTGTTAGAGCAAAATCAAAATTACCATTGGCGGAATCCCATGCCACATCAATTCCTGTCTCACTATTACTTGTAATTAAATCCTTTGCATTATAAAATGTTACTAAATCTTGATATACATGGTTAACATTACCACTATCTGAAATGGCTGCGCCACTTTCATTTAATCCTTTTATTCTAAATGCTCTATGCCCCTTTGTTGCGGCTACCATTGTCTGGTCAAATATTAATTCAACATCATTACCTAAAGAATAATTGCTTCTTTCAAATGAAAGACCTCTTTGATTTGTGTTTGATGTTATGTTTAAAAATGCTGTATCAAATCCAAGTGATGCACCTGTTCCACCACCAACTAATAAATTACCTTGCCTAATATCAAGTGTTGCCCCAGTAGGTACAAGAATTGTATTACCTGTTGTATATGTTGTGTTTGAATTTATTGTTTGTGTTGAGGCCGATGTTAATTTCACACTTGCTAGTGCGTCAGCATGGACTTCGTTAACAGCTTCAACAACAGACGCTTTAGCTGTTGTGGCTAAGGATGGATTATGACCAAGTAATGTTCTTAATTCTCTTGCAGCTGCAGATAAATTAGTAGCAGTTAGACCTGTTAAAGTCATATTACCAATATCAACTTCATGTTCTAATATTGCTGAAACAACATTATCGGCTGTCATTCCAGATAAATCTGCTGCAACTAGACCTGTTCTTGTGCCTCTTAATCCTGTTTCTAATTCATTAATAGATGTAACAATGTCTGATTTATTATTACTGCCTAATTCTAATATATTACCAACATCATCTTGGACTTCGTTAATTGCATCCACAAGATTTGTTGATACTATTTTTATTACATTACCAGCTGATGCCGCAGTATTTAATTTAATTATACTACCGAATGTAGCATCAACAGCTGTTAAACCAGTATGTTGTGAGGATAAAATTGTATTTGTACTTACACTTCTACCACTTGAACCTGGGTGTACTCTTAATGCTGTACTTGCACTATATGTACCTGATTGATTTTTTAATCTGATTCCGTTTGTTATGTCACATGATAATACCTTTGCTCTAAAAGTAACAGAAGCATGTGTTAAATCGGTTTGTGCACTTGCTGCATGATAAACTTCTACATTTTCATGAGCAAATTGTGTAAGTGTTGGTGAACCTGTAAGGGCAATAGTTCCTACATGATTTGGGGCTACAAAAGTATTTGCACCAGATAATGCTTGAGTTAATTCTGTAGCGCCATTGAATACTTTTACTACGCCGACACTAAGTGATTCAGTGTGTGCATTATTATCAATTGTTTCACCTGGTTTAACTTCAAACCTTAATCCACTTGCTGTAAATAATGTCTGAGAGGCAGCAGCTGTAATTGATTCTGTCTTATCAAGTATTCTTGCATCAATTAAACCATTGTCTCCTACATGTAGGGATACTTCGTTATTCTTTTGACGAAGTTGCTCAATGGTATCAGTTTTTTGTATTCTTGTTTCGTTATTGATTGCCATAATTATTTACTCAAGCCCTTTATTAATTTTTTTAATTCAGCAACATCTTTTTCAAGTTGCTCAATTTTATTTTCCTTTTCTATTTGAAGTGCCATTTGAGCTCTTCTTCTTGTAAAGGCATTACTATTTGTATTTATAACTGCTCCAGTATTTGTATCTTTTACTAAATCTGGATTTTCTTTTATTTTTGTTTTAGCCATATTATATCCTATGTCGCGCAAATTGCTCTAAAGTCTTTAACCAATGGTGGTTGAGCAGAATTTGTTCCTTTCAATACCAATTTGAATTGAATCGCACTATAACTTGCATTGATTCCGAATGGGTCAATATCGTATTGAACTTCTTGGAATTGTGTTGAGTTAAATGGTACTGAACCACCTACTGGGTCTACTTTATCAAAAGCGACTGTATTAATATCTGTATCACCATTCACGGCTCTGAAATGTAATTCAACATCAGACCCACCTGGTTTTAAAATATTAACAAACACAGTTGCAATGTCTGCCTGTTCTGCTAATTCAATTTTCTTAGTAATATATTTTGAAATTTCTCCACCACCTGATGTAACCTCTTCAGAAACATCAGTTCTGGTTATTATATTCTGAATTGAGTTTGCAGATAGTCTGTTCATATCAATAACAGGAGATAATGCATCGTTTGTTGAAGTCATTACACATGTTAATTGGAATGATTTACCCATACCTTGTGTTGTTTCATTTTGTGCAGAGAATATAGCCATAGGTACAGGGAAATAGAAATTTCTATTTGGTAATATTTCAAAACCATCTCCACTGCCAGTTAAACCATGACCTACTTCACTACCGTTCGCACTTCTGGATGTACGTGTTTTTAAGAAAAATCTTGCTGAGGTTCCAGGCACTTGCATATTTTGAATGTTTGGATATAATAAATCCATGTGTCTGTTTCCAGTGGCTTTAATTCCAACGCCACCGCCATAAGCACTTGCATTAGCATTTGTGGTCGCCACAGTTATTGAATATGTATCATGTGTTATGGCAGATATGGCATGTGTAATTCCATTAATTTCTGTAATTGGAATATTATTTACCTTTTGCGGACTTCCTGTTCCTTCAACACCAGTAATAAGTACTCTACTACTTGTATGATGTAAACCATGATTTTTATGTAATACTTTAATTACTTTACTGCCACTAGTAGTAAAGAGTGCGTTTGACTGTAAGGTCGTTGCCGGTACCACATCATTTGTAAATGTAATTTTATTGGTTTGACCTGTTTTAAATTTAGCTCTATTTAACTTGAATTTTAAATCCTTACTTTGTTCTGGTGTCCATGTTGAAGCATTTGCTGAACTGAAGAATACACCATTGTATGGTTGTTTCGTAATCCTTGTTGATACATTAGTTACATCAAACCCACCCATTTCAGCAATCCACACTTCGTAATCATCTGATTGAGATGTAATTACTATTGCGTATTCTGTATCTTGAGCTAAATAAACTGGATAATCGAATGCAAAGTTGGTTGCAGTTGCTGCAGTCGCATTAGCAAATGTACTTGGGTTTGAAACAATATCGGTTGGATATAATATCTTATCAGCACCAGGTACTATTCTTTGTGTAGGCGTACCATTTAATGTTGTTCTGATAGTTACCCTTACTGGAATCGTTGTGCTTATTGATTTAAAGAATAAGTCAACAGACTTGGCAAAGATACCACCTTCTTTATCTATAAGAAGTGTTTCTGCCACAGGGTCAATCCATGTTGTGGTTTCAGATACACTAGTATCAACTAATGTTCTGTCATCATTTAATTCTGATTGTACTAGTCTTGGCACTTTTGTTGAAACAATTCTTTCTTCTGTTGTTTCTAATAAACCTTGTGCATGATATTGTACTTCAGCGAATGTCGTTTCAGTATCTTTATTGTTTGTTGAAGTGTCGGATAGTCTAAATTCTCTCGCACCAGTTGCAAATTTTAATGCATCATTTCTTGGTATGATAAATGAACCTTCAATAACACCTGAACCATTTGATATTAATGCACTCGCTGTACTTGGGTGAGCCGTTGCTCCTTCAAATGTTGTAACATTATTTGTAGATGAAAATTGTGTAAATGTTTCTTCTCTTACAAAGTTTGATATATCAGCGCCATCAAAGAATGCATATACCTTTGTATTCGGCTTTAATAATTGAGCCTTAAAGGATATTTTTCTTGACCTAATAAATGGTACAAAATTAACCTGAACTACTTTTCTTCCATCTGACCTTGTAACTGTATCAAAGGCTAAATCAGTTTGAACACCATCTCTGGATTGTCCTGAAGTTGTAGTAGTTGTTGTAGTGGTTGAGTTTTGTTGTCCACCACCAGCTGTTCCAATATCAAAGAAATCTTCTCTTTCGTCTGCTTGTAGCCACCATGGTAGGTTAAAGTTATTTCTACCTCTTCTGCCTGGTGCTGTGCCTGTAGTTTCTGTTGATTCATCTATATCTACACCTGTCCAATTTGTTTCCCATTCGTTCCAAACTGTACCAAGTATTCCATTTTCTTCTGCCATTTTCTTAAATTGGTCAAAAGAAGATGAATCATCAACTACGATTGCCGGTCTTACATCTGTTTCTTTCCATTCGTCTGAATCAGGAGATAATTCTACAATTCCTGCCCAACTAAATACATTATATGGATTTACATTTGAGAATGTTGAGGCGTAGGGTTGGTTAATAAAATTGACATCTGTATCCATTTCCATGGTAACAATACCTGCATTATTTTCACAATCACCTGAATCACCAGCAGCTCTAATTAAATTAGTATTACGCTCATCGAATTTAGGTCTTAATATTCCATTTTGTCTATCGACAGAAACATTATAGTCTGAATTTCCTGGGTCGCCAATACCATGACTTGTAAAATTGTCTACAATAAATCCATTTTTTAATCTGGTCGCGCCACCTGAATCTGTCATATCGACATCAGCAGCACTCTGCTCCAATAATGAAAGTGATGTAAAGTATTCCAAATTTTTAACACGTTTTTCTATTGAACCAATATCACGCATTGTGAATCTTTTCTGTTCTATAATTTGTGGTTTAACACCAGCTAGTGAGAATACATAAGGGGATAACCTTAGGTTATATAATCCCATTGCGTCATCTGGAACTGCAGGTGGTTTTGGATTTGAATCCGGGACACCAACAGCTGTTTTAAACTCGCCTTTTCTTGTAACAATAATTTTATCTATTCGAGGTAAGAAGTGAGTTAGGTCAGTTATAAAGATACCACTTGGAGTTGGCACATTAGATAAAGAAAGATTTGTTCCTGTTGCAAATGTACCACTATCATTAACTGATGGCCTGAAGTCAATACAATCTCTTAATTGTACTGTGCCTGAAGAGCCACTAAATGTTGGTATTTTTTCGAATTCGCCCGAGGGATTTGGTAATACATATGAATCAACACTAAAGAAATCACTAGAACCAGTATGTCTATAATGATCAAAATCAACTATAATACTACCTGGGTCTGATTCACCTGGTTTTAAAACAACTTTTCCTAAATCATAAAAATTGTCTCTTTGACCATTATCAAGTGTAAATAAATTGGTTACAACTGTTGTTCCAACCTTAATGGAATTAACTTTTATAATATCTGTTCTACCTAAGCTTAATGCACTATTTGTAAGCGCAGTAGCTGATGTAACCACATTTGTTCTTGTTTTTACTTTAGGCGCGGCACCTGAATATGAAACATCAACAGAGTATACTATCTTTTTACCACCTGATAAACTAGTAGTTCCAGAAACATTTGTAAAGGTAATTGTGCCACCATTATTTGTAATCGCACAAGCCGGACTTGCGTCTAAGGTTTCATAGGTACTGCCATCTAAAACATGAGCAACAACAGTTGTATTGTTTATAAATTTAGCACCACTAATTGTATCAGCCAATTGGTTGGCGTCAGTTGTAAATGTTTGTCTGACTGTATATGAGGTATTATAAGAAGGACTTCCTGCTGTTGTGCCTGGGTCTCTTAAATGAGCAATTGCGTTAAATGGTAATTTATATACCAATGAATTAACACCTGTTTCCTTAATTGATTTATCTGCGCCTAAGTTAGCTCTAAATTTTACTGTTCCACTGTCGTTCCATACTACACTGGCGATATTTGCCATAGTATAATTAGCATTGAAATTAATATCAAATATTCTTAGGTATAATTTTGTTGATGATGAACCTTGTGACACACCTCTTACTCTCGCTGTCCCTCTGACTGTACCACCGCCGTTTATTGCATCGTGTAGGTCAATGGTATCAAAATTTACCATATCAGGCATTCCAATTGCATCAGTTGCGCCTGATATTGCAGAAGCAGTTTCGTCCACTTCGATATAATTACCTAAAGGTAGTGTTTGTTGTGCACCGTTTACATTTTCTTGTGCATCTATACCTTGTGGTTTATCAACAGCTAAATATTTTGTTGTGGTATTTTCTACTCTGAATCCTTTTACATATGAAACATTTGGTTCGATACCAATTGCCAATTTACTTGCTGAACCACCAGCACTTTGTGATAGATAACCATTATTGGTTCCACTGTCTAAGTGTTCTCTAATATTTAACTGATATGGATTAACTGAATAATCGCCTGATTCCTCAAAGGTCCTTCTTGCTAATCTTTCCGATAATTCGGTACCTTGATTTTTGTCTGTTTTATCTGATGAGGCTTTACCATTTTCTACTACCAATAATGTTATATAATCATTTTCTGTTCTACTTGCAATATCTAAAGGTTCTTTAATTAGTGTTGTTGATATTTGGTATCTGTCAGCGCCTGGGGCTGAATAATTGGGTGTGCCTTGAGCATTATCTACAAGTGTAGAGTCTGTATTTGAGCTAACTAATGTTTCTGTTACTTTAAGACCTATAATGTTACTTGGAGTGTTTGAATATTTGGATAATATAATTGAACCACCTGGAACATAAACAAATGTACCAGCAATAAAATACACACCTTCTTCGATGTTTACTGCTGAACCTAATCCTATAGGAGTAGTTATGCCTGATGCAGTATTACTATTATCAGTATTACTACCACCGCCGACCATAATAAATGGTGTTCCTGTTGCAGTTGATTGTGCTAATTCTCCAGCCACAAACTTTGGTACTTCTCTATTTGCCCCACCAGCGCTTGTATATCGTACAAATAATGTATTTGGATTTGATGCATCGCCCTTTGCTTCTACTGCTAGAACTTCTGCAGTTACTTGATTTGTTGAATTTGCACTTCCAGTTAAAACACTACCAACCAAACTGGTTAGGTATGTGTCTGCGTTAGGCATACTCGAGCCATTCCAAAAGCTTGATTCTATTTTAATAAAATCATATTCAACATTTAATGTAGCTTTACCATTTACAACTCTTGAACCATCTTTAAATGCATATTGGCCATGTCGGTCAATTTGTGCTTGAAGTGCTGTTTGTAATTGCGTTAATTCACGCGCCTGAACTGAAAAGCCTGGTTTAAATAAAATCCTATGATAATTTTTTGTTTCATCATAATCGTCAAAATGGGGACCATTCTCATATGTTTGTATTACTGTCGTACTCATAAAATTTTCCTATCTTTATATTAAATTAAAATTCTAATATAATTTTAATGTCTTCAATCTGGGTTGTTGTTCTACTAATTGCTGCTCTGTTTTCGTAAAATAATATTTCTCCACTTGCTCTATCAACCTCTGGATTAATTACTGCAGTTGATTCAGTGGTAAGAGCCGTTGTACTAGTTTGTCCAGTTACTACTAAACTATTACCGAATGTTGTATAACCTGTTTTATCATTTTGAATATAATGAACATAACCTTGTGTCGCGTTTATTTCAACAACATATCCTTGTGCACCAGTTGTGGTTTGAACAAGTAACTCATCAACTTGATAAGCACTTACACCACCGGCTGAACCTGTAAAGTCTAAGGCCTTTGTTGCTTTTAGTGTGTCGGTAGTTGCAATTGCACCAGCCAATGGAGTCGCGTTATAAACTCTTGGTTGTTTGATTAATGCAATTTGTCTGAAATCATTACCTACTGTAATATCTCCACTACCATCTGCACCGTCCAATAGGACATTAAGTGATGTAAAGAAACCACCAAGCTCTGATACTGGGTCAACCCCATGTCCTGCTTTAGGAGCAAGAGTTGCTTCTGCTGTGGCGTCTGAACCACCTTGACCTGCTATAACTATATCAGCTACTGTATAATTGGTTCCTTTATTTGTTATTGTGATTCCTGTTACATTACCATCGGCTACTGTTGCAGTTGCAGTTGCACCTGTTCCGTCTCCAGTAATTGTTACAAATCTTGCACCTGAACTTCCAGCTGCGAAGGTGTGTGTTCCATTTGTATAGCCTGTACCACCTGTTATTTTCGTAATCTTTTCTATACCAGCAGCAGTTGAGGAATCTCTTGAAGCCTTTTGGTTTAAGTATTGTGCGAAATCAGCTTCTGCTAAATTATTTTCAGCATCAGTATCGGTTGCAAAAACAAATGTTAATCTATTTCCTGCTGTAAGTGATTGTGCACTTGATAGTGTTAATGTATTACCACTCCTAGCATTCACCTTTACTGTTCCAGAAACTCCTGTTCCAGCAACTGTCATACCTACTAAAATATTTAAATTAGAGGCCTTAATTGTTACAGTAGCACTTGAAGATGTTGTGGCTGCAATTACTGCTTCAGCACTTAACGAAATTGATTTAACTGGCATATATGCATTTGTTAAGAATTTTGTTGCATCAGAAACACCAATTGTATACATATATTTCCATGTATATCCATCTGACTCAGCTTGTGGGTCTGTTAGTGTTTGGGTTGGTTGGATGCTTGATGCCCCAACAGGAGCTATAATACATTTATAAACTTTAAATTCTGATGTTACAATATAAAATGCTTTATCAAAAATTGATGCATCGTTTGATTTCCATGCGTGATATGAACTACCTGAAGTCCAAGTATATCTTGGTACAACATTTGATAAATCAGAAGCTGTAACCTTCTTCATACCAGTCATCTGGTATCTTAGTTCTCCTATATCGTCCAAATGGTCATTTGGTGTTGCTGGTGTTCCGTCAACTGTTACAGATGTACTGTTTGACCATACATCAGATTTACCTATTGCTACATAGACGCTGTTGTCAGATACATCTTCTTTAAAGTTATTAGCGTTTAAAACCCTAAAATTTGATGATACTATTGCTGCCATAATTATTTCCTATTATTCTATTCCACGAATGTTCGTGTGTTATATTTATTTATATCATTAAAGGCAATAGTTTGTAATGTATTACTGCCTAAAAATTCAATTGTTTGATTGGTATTATACAATCGTGCACTAGTAAAGAAATTGTTTATTCCTTTTCTTGGTTTATATCCATTATTTATAATGGTTCTAAAGTTAGGGTCTAGTACTTTTACCGTATGTTCTGCTAAAAATTTGTCTGCGACTGGTGTTTGTTGAGTTATTGTAAAATCAGGATTGTGGTCGGATTGGCCAGGATTGATTAATAATGTATCCTTTGCCACATCAAATCTTTGTCCATCATATAAGGTGTAACCTCTTTTTGAGCCAGATGTTTGTCTTGGATTGATTTTAATTTCTGTTATTAAATTATCAATATCATTATGATTTGCTGAGATGATTACCTTTTCTGGTACATCTGCTACTCTTTCCTCATTTGAAACTGCACTGCCTAATGTAACTATTGGGTCTGCTGTATAGCCATTACCTACATTTGTAATTCCGCCATTTGCTGCAGTTAATATAGTATTGGTTATTTCTCCTTCAGAATCCAAACTAAATGAGGCCACTGCAAGTACATTTGAACCTAATAAAACTCCATCGACGTCCTTTGCTGTTGGTTGTGTAAATACAATCGCAGGAGCACTTTTATATTTTTTATCTGCCTTACCAACTATTTTTACTGCTGCAACTTTACCTGAATTGGGATTACCTGCCGGGGTGGCAAATAAGTTTGACCAACCACCACCTACACTATTAATTGTAATATTATTTTTATCTAGTGAGCCGTCTGATGTGATTCCTATTGTGACAGATGGATTTGTTCCACTGCCACTTGATGTTTCAATACCAGTAAATGATATTGCTGGTGCACTTGCATAACCAAATCCAGGTTCTATAATTGTTATACTCTCTAACTGACCATCACTTTTTGTGGCTGTTGCTGTTGCAGTTACACCTGTTAATGTATGTGATGTTCCACTTCCAACTGAACCTAAATTAATTGCGCCTTGTGGATTACTTGCAAGTTCTAATTTGATATTATTACCAGATTTATTTATAACTTTATATGATTGTGGGGTAGTTAAATTAGCTATTGCGCCACCACCTCCACTATTATATGTGACAACATCACCATTATTTAAGGCTGCTGCTTGAGCTGTTGTCAATGTAATAGTATTATTTGATAAGTTAACTGCTGTAGCTGGATTAAATGTCATAGCGGTTGGAGCCGCAATTGTAAGTACTGGGACATTATAATCTTTACCACCAATGATACCATCGGAGTCTGCAATTATGTTAATACTAGAAACACGGCCATTAGTTAAAACAGCAGTTGTTGCGACCGATAAGTGACCCGATGGTGTTCCAGCATCTTGTGAGCCTACTATAGGAGCGGCAGTATAACCTGTTCCTCCAGCCGTAACATTTATAGCTGTTATAACACCACTCTTAAGGCCGAGTGAAAGTGTACCCGATTTATGTATAAAAGCTTCTGTTCCGGGTAAGAATGTGGAAGCAAACATTTCCACTAGTATTGGTACATCTTCGACACCAATAACTCCTGGTTGTCTGAGAGGCATTGCTGACAATACCTGTCTTATAATTTTTGTTAATTCGTCCCATCGTATTGTATCAACATCAAAACTATCATCGCCTAATATTTTTCTTGACAATTCTAAGAAAATTAATATTTCTGCAAAGTAAATAAACCCAGCTGGATGTACTAATTTATCAAATACATTTTCCCAGTCAGCTAAATTTTTACCGGTTTTTATTAAATATGAAAACTTTTGGAATTTATTACTATCTTGTATTTTAATCTTATTGGATAAGAAGCCTTTATTATCTAAATAAATTCCTCTTGGTACAAAGTTAACTGTTGTTGCATCAGCCAAGGTTACTGCTTGTGAAAGTGTTATTGTTGACCCACTAATGTTTGCAACACGGATATCATCTGCTAATCCTATGGTTGTGCCTACAGTTAATTTTGATGAGAGTCTAATACTATCATTTGCTGATATAAGAGTAAGTGTTGTGGAATTATTTACAGCACCATTAAGTGTAGTGGTAACAGTTGCTGGTTGGTCCCAAGCACCCGATGAAGGCACTAATACCGAATCATAAGGAAATTCAACCGTTACTGAATCATTAAATAATAACCTAAAAAATATTTCAACTGCATCTGCCGAACCTCTTACCTTATAAAAATCAAGTATTCGTTTATAAAGATTTCTTTTATTTACTGTAACATTTCTTGGCACTGCCGCCGCGATTTCTTTTTGCATTAACTCTAAATAGTTACTAGCATTTTTATCAATGTCCATTGCAGTTTCAATGTTATTCATTACCCACGATGGTCCAGGTCCTACCCAATATTTTACTATTGTTGTAAGAGAAGCCGAATAATTATTAAACGATGATAACCCATTAACTGAAAATGTTTTACCTATTTCAGATGTTGATTTTGCGAGTGTGCCCGGTAAGTCATTACCATTCGTAACAGCAACGTTAACGGCCGTTAAAGGTATTGTCATTGTAGCCAATGTGCCTCGTATTTTATGTACCTTGCCACTTCCTACAGATGATAGATTTATTATTGAACCACCCAATGTTAGGGATAGTTTTACTTGATTATTAGAACTAAATACAACAAAGTAATCTGTATCATCACTTAAACCACCAATCACAGAACCATCTCCTACATCATATTGTATTCTTGTTCCTACTGGTAAAGCCTTTTGTTGAAATGTTGTTAAATCAAGAGAATTATTTGAGGTGTTTACAATTGAACTAGACGAGCCATCAAAGGTAAACTCAGCCGGTGATTTACCACTAGGTGATGTTAGTGTTAGTGTTGATGAAGCACCTGTCTCATCAGTAAAAAATTCACTATTTTTATTTGTTGGGTCTAATATTCTAAATCTTGCAATACCATCTAAAACCACATCAGTAAATGTTTCATTTTCCTGATATATAAATTCGTCCATATTCATGAACGTGTAATATGATTGTAATAATTGGTCTAACTTAGTTTTATCTGCTAATATATCAGGTGGTAATAATTGGTCAAGACGAATATTCTCCTTGGTCTCGTGTAGAGTTGAATTATCAAGCTCTATTATTCCTGATGATATTGATTTTCTGCTCATTATTTAAATCTAGATGTTGTTGTATATGTTATTGAACCAGATGAACCAGCAACTGCGATTGTATCAATTTCAGGTGTAATAACTACATAAGTATTATCGATTGCGATTAATTGATTACGCTTTGGTGCGAGGTCAAGTGAGTTAGGAGTCGCCGTAACTCTTATTATTGTATTGTCATTTGTTTTAAAGTTGTTTAGTGTAACCTTACCTAGGGTCGGTTCCATCAAGCCTGCGTCGGCTATGACAGTTACATTCTGACTATTGACTATTTTATATATGATTACTGTTCTGTTGGTTGAGTTAGCAATAGGGACATCTCCGAAAAAGTGTTCTCCAGTTGGGTCGGTATTTAAACCAAATGCCGTTGAGGATAAAACAAACTTAGTAGATTGACCTGATAAAAAGAATGGAGCAACAAAAGTAAGTGTATGCGATTGTAATTCAACAGCACCTGCAACATCAGTTGTTGGTGTTATATTCTGAAACATACGAGGTCTGATTACTGTATTTAATATAGCAGGGTCAGCACTATCAATTGCTCTTGTTAATTGTGAATGCCTAAACACACCATCGAATTTATTTAAGTTATTAAAGTTATAATCTGATACTGTATCTCTTACCACTGATGATAATTCAACAGAACTTCTATCTGTTAGGTTTGGATTATATTTAAATGCTACATCCAATTCCAAATTAGTAAAATTAGGGTCAACAATTTGTGGAGTAATTGATACCACATTTTTGCCCTTTAATATTGCACCAGTAATATCTGATTTTTCTGCCGCTGTTAGTGCATTGGATAATAGTGGTTTAATTGAAATATAAACTCTTCCAAAATCAGGTGGGTCATTATCTTCTCCACCCCAAGTTGAAATAGAATCTATATTACTAAATTCTTTTTTAATAATCGCTGCATAATCTTCTGATGTTACAGCTCTGTTTTGTGTTGTAAATGTTAGCGGAGCATTAAATCTAATTGATTCGAGTGTTTCTGTTTCTGCACCACCTGCTGCGGCCACTGCAGTTGTAACTACAATGGTACTGAGTGATTGACCACTATCTGCTTTAATATTATCAACCATACTAAATGCATTAGCACCATTTGATTCTGTTCCGTCTGTTGTAACATAATCAATTGTTACGACATTATTATTTGTTGGTTTTTTACCGGTTACGCCATCTCCAAAATATACCTCATAATAACCACCTGCGTTTTCTTGTAAATAATAAACCTTACTTGAGGCATCTACATTTTTTAGTGATTCAAATTTGGTATAAATTTCAAATTCACCACCATTTTCATTTGTTTGTACACGGACACGAAGTGATGAAGTATCAGCTTCTGAATCTGTAAGTTGAAATTTCTGATTTTCTATATCATTATCAACTCTATATTTTAATTCTCTTATACTACCTTCTACTATTACCACATTAGAAAATATATATGTTGTGCCTATTAAATTAGCAGTCTGTGTTTCTAATACAACATATTGAAACTCTTCACCTTCGACCACTGTTTTTAATTTTGTTCCTCTAGTAAGAGTAAGTGTTGCATCGGCAGTCCCTGTTGCAGCCTTTGTAACTACTAGATTAACTTGAGCTCTTGGAGACAATACAGACCTAGGAGTGTACCCCAATAATTTTGCTCTGGTAACTACATTACCTCTTATCTGAGCTGAATCAAGAAAGGCTTCATTTAATGCATAATGAGCATTCATCGCATTATAATGTGTGTTATATGAAAGAACATCTAATAAAACACTTAGGCCTGAACCTTCAAAATCATAGTCGTTAAACTCTGTTTGTTGTTTTAAAAAGTTTTTTAGATTTTGTTTGATTTGATCAAAATCCAATTCCGTTACATTTAAATTACTAGCCATATTATTTTAACCTTCTTAATACAATTGAAACACTTTCGTTTGTATCATTTTCTTTTATTTTAAAATTTACATTAATATGATATGAATTGGTATCAGGATTATCAATAATATTAATCCTCCTTATAGCAACTCTAGGTTCATATTTTTTTATTACCGCTTCCAGATTTTTTCTCATAGTAATAGTTGTAATTACATCTGCAGGTTCAAATAAAAGTCCTTTTAAATTAGCACCTTTATCTCTGGAGAATGGTCTGTCATAAAAGTTACTTACCAATAAATTTCTTAATGCATTCTTGATAGCATTATCGTCCTTTAAAGGTATAATATCTTTCCTTATCGGATGTATTTTAAGGGATAAGTCTAGGTCTCTATGTGGTTTCTTTCTGGAAACTATTCGAGCCTTTGTTATATCACCTGTGATACTTTTATCTGATTGAATTATTCCTGCCATATATCTATTTATACCTATTCGGTCACAGTTATTGCATTCGGAAGTCCATTTTCTGTAGTGTTAGCTACTTCGGTAATAGAATCAGGTAACGCAATTGTTTTTGGAAATCCTATTAGTGAGAGGAAGTCGCAGAATGTAAATGTTAACCATTGTGTTAATGCACCCAGCCCTATTGCATCAAAGAAAGCCGTTACCTTTTCCATCCAAGTTTTAATTAAATATGTTTGCCATTCTTCAGCAAACTCTCTTGCCTTTTTAAGTAATCTTTCTTTTTTAAA